TTCCGTCAATTGATTCAGGCGGTTGGAATCCAGAACCACGCATGAATTCGTCAACGGACTTAGCTAACTCTTTGCGTTCTACCTGGTGAATAAAGTCAGCTGGTTTGTCCTGTAGTCCTGGATACTTGTGGAGAAGTTCTTGAAGTTCAGGGTCTATGACATCTTCTGGTGTTGGTCCTGGCCCTGTAGGCAGTACATTATCTGCGGCCATCATGCTTAGCTTCTAACTTACGAATCACGTCTAACACTTCCCACTTAATCCCGTTCTCTCGATAACTGAATTTATCAACAGTAGGTTGGTGATGAAGTGCCAGCGTGTAAGTTAGATCCACACTAAACCCAGCCTCATAGCAACTAGCAATAAAGAAGTAGCTCTGCCTAGATCGATCGTCGCCTGACTTCTCTTTAAGTAACTCTCGAATAAGCCGAGGGATTTTGTGAATAGGAACTACCTCTACTACTTGTACGGCCTCATACTCCTCCGGCGTTGGATTAACCTCTGATTTGTGAGGAAGATGAAACCGTAAGGCATGCATAAGTTCAGAGGAGTTGACGGAATATTTAGCTTCCTTGACTGTCTTAACCGGAGTTCCATGCTTAAAGTTCACAGTGCCAGGTAACCGGAGTACATCATTGTTGGCCCACTTACCTTTATCCGCATGACTAACCTTCATGAATGCCTTATTGAGCCTTTCAATGGTCTGAGGGTCAACAAAGTCATAGAGTTGAATGTATGCGTGATAATGGCCAAGACTACCCGACGCAATCAGGGTCACATAATCTTCCAGTTGCTTAGGAATGTGTGCACCACCATCTAAATCTGCCCAGACAGTGCGACCGCCTGCACCAGTCCATTTAACCCGCATAGGCTCAGTACGAAGCATTGGACAAATATAGATGTCCTGGCCTTCACTGACTCTCTTATGAACCTCTTCATCTAGTGCATCAATTTCAGCATCAGACATAGGCCACTTGGTAGACACAGGCCAACTAGCAGTACTGAACTGCCAGATAGAGAACTTGTAAACTCCGTTCTCTAAATAGCCATCCCCAAATGAAAGCGCAATGTAGCCCTCATCTTGTCCGAATGTTCGATGGAGATAGAGATGCACTTCGTCAATATCGAAGGCTGTTGACAGGTCTGGAATACTGGTCATATCCACTCCTTTGGGATGGCACTCATAACGGGAAAGACCTTCTGCTTATCAGGTGGGAGGTCTTTCCTATTTCCACTGGCCTGTGATTCGATCCGGATTAACCCTCGGAGCATTTGACTTACCCCATAACCTGGGCCGCTGTAGTGATCGCTTAATTGCTTGCTGACGAAGACGAATTTTCCTTTCGTCGTCAGTCTCTTGCACTTGCAGTTGCATAGACATTTCTTAGCTCCTGTAGTAAATCTCTAGCTGAGCCAACCAACTTATCAATTTGCTCAGGCATAAGATGAGGCTCAGACTTAATTTCATCCCGTAGAGACTGGAAATAGTCCTTATCAAGCCGCCTAGCTTTGCGTATTGATTCCTCTACGCTAACGTCCAGGCCAAGAGCCTTTTTCTTGTTAATCCGATCTGCCAGCTTAAAAGGAGAGTCGGGAATCGGCATCTTCTCGAAGACTTCCTCAACTGTGATCCCGAGAAGTTCCGCCATCTCTTCCTCATGGAAATTATTCTTACTCACACCATTTCTCCTTGATTTTGGGATAGCAAAAGCCCACACCGTTGCCACTTGACAGGCTTGGTATGGGCTGTTCCGCTGCTATGGGTCCTGGCCCCTTGCTGCCTTCACCTACCAGTCTAAGAGGGGTGTCGATACCCTTCTTGAAGGCTTTATAAGGCAGCCAGATTAAAAGAAAATGCTCCGTGATAGGATTAAGCCAATATTGGCTGTCAGGAGTTGAAGTTCCTACTCATGAATATTGGTGCGTTGGCTCGGAGTAGAAGTGGAACTCGTCCATCACCACCTGGCCGACGTCGGCAAGAGATGAGTTGCAACTACAACTCCTGACACTTCCTACAGCGGGAGTGGAAATGGAGAGTTGTGAAGAATTCGCACGAAGACGGCTAGAAGACAGACAGATTAAGCCGTCCACACTAAAGGAATATTTAGGCACCCTTAAGCAACTAGGGCTGTCTGATATTCCCCACCAGGACATCACTATCTCACTGGTTAACAGTCGTCTACAGACGATAATTAATCCAGGAACCAGGCGGAAACATGCTATCAACGTGCGTGCGGTGCTTGGTATCCACATTAGATGTCCGAAGTTGCCTCAGAAGGTTTATGCTCTTCCACCCATCCAAGATATTCATGCAGCTTTAGAAGGCACCACACACGAAATGTGGGGCTTCATCATGCTGTACGGCGGACTCAGGGTAGGTGAGGCGTGCGCTAGACAGCCCCTGGCTGGCCGTGTGTTGACCGTAGACAGACAGAGGCTTGCAGGTGGGCAGATAGCCTCTGCGAAAACTACAGGACCAGTAATCATTCCTCAGTGGCTGGCTGATAAGTACTTAGATCATGAGTGGGATCGAGCCACCAATACCATCTACATCGGAATCAGGAGAACGTTTAAGAGAGCAGGGATAAGACTAACCCCTCATGGATTACGCCATGCCTTTGCCACCAACTTAGTTAAGGCTGGGGCATCGCCGGAAATTTTGCGTAGACAGATGCGTCATCATGACGTAGCCATCAGTCTCCGCTATTACGTCCATACGTCCGACTCAGACATCATGGCAGTCATGGATTCTTTCGGGAGTCCTAATGGCTGACATGACGGACATCCTGTTTCAGACGATTATCTTGCAGGACTCAGTTAATCGCTGGAACTCTGGCGATAGGCAGGCGGTATCTAGGTCTACTGAGACGATAGATTTGCTAGTCATCAAACTGCATCGTTTGCGTGACGAGATAATTAGGGAGGTCAGGGATTGGGACAAACACAATCGACCGTATGACGACAGAGACTAATTAGGTCCGTCTGTAGTACTATCCTCCTGCACTAAGTCTTTCATGCCTCTTCCTGGCATTGTGCGAGACTTAGCGCGCAATAAGCAGCCCCCAGGCGTGGAAAACCTGGGGGCTGTCCAATTTAGGGTTAGAAGTAAGTAGTTACGATTACTACGCCGCCAGTCCCATTTCCACCGGCACGAGCAGTTCCAGCAGCATTTCGGTTAATTGCACCCGAACCACCAGCACCATAACCTATACCCACCCTGCCAGTGGTGCTCGTGCCACTAAGCGCAGATGTTCCGCCAGTACCAAACATGGAGTTTCCTCCAATGCCCATTTCGCCAGGTGCTCCTGCAATCCAACGAGAGTTTCCCCCAGAGCCACCAGTGATATTCAAATCTCCACCGGTGCCAGTTCCTCCCGCTCCACCAGACTCGATTCCATCCGTTGCATTGGTGCCACCCGCTCCTCCTGTGCCTCCGGAGGCAGAACAATGCGAACCAAAACTAGAAGTTGCGCCATTACTACCCGCATTATCACCAGCAACTCCGCCAGCGCCTCCAGCACCAACGGTAACTGTTTCTGTTGCTCCTAAACTGGCTGCTTGAATGAGTTTGCGGGAATAACCACCAGCACCACCACCAGCACCAATAGATGCTTGTCCTGCGGCAGAAGTTGCTGCCCCCCCTCCACCAGCCCCTGAACCCGCCAACTCGACCAATATGGCACGCAGTCCATCAGGTCTATCCCAGACATCATCCGTTGTGAAAACCTGAATATTAGGGATTCCAGGAGCAATGATCGTGTCTCCTGCTTGCTGAACCATTTGTTATCTCCTCTATCCCAATGCGTACTTTGGTGTCTTCCATAATCTGAGTGCGGTTCCTACAGCATGAGACTTAACCACTCCATTAACACTTCTTGTAACAGTGAAGGTTTGTGGTTTGCGTGGCAGGAACAAAGCATGAGATCTACTAATCGCTGCTGCACCACCAGTGACCACAAAATCCGCTGTGGTCATCGCACTCATCCGAGTAATGTTGTAATCCCAAATCTGAGATGCATCATCACCAAGAGTGGTTGATTCCTCATCTAGCTCAGTAAAGGCAGTGAGTGCCGCAACCGATGTGTAATCATCTTGCTTCCAACCAGCAGCAATCATGACTCCCCAATTTTCATCTGTATTAACTACCGTGGTGGGGATATCGATGTTCTGTGCACTAGCGTTCAGCAATGATGCGGACGCTGCATCAGTCATTGTGACGTTCCTAAATGCAGCAGACTGACCAATCAGTGTCGCGTTGGCTACACCGCCTGTAAAAGTCACAGTGGGCATGGACCAAACACCATCGTAAACACGACCAAAGATTCTGGCATTGGTTCCCGTACCAGCTAACTCAGTCCAGTTGGTAGGCAAATTCACCGTTCCTGTACCAGAGTTTCTGATGCTCGCAAAAATGAGAACCAAATCACCCGATGCAGTACCAGCCGGCAAACCAATTCCACTGAGAGAGTTGGATGGAATTGCGTTGGCGTCTGTAGCACTTGTTCCTACACCAACAAAGGTTGGCTCTCCACCAGTCACCGCAGTAACGGTAACCCTTTCTCCACCAACGAAGACATCAAATTCTTCTGATGCCGCTGTAGTCCACTGTGTGTCAATACTACGAACAGAGAAAGAAGTGTCATTGTTATTTACAGCAACCGTCAGTTCACTTCCGGCTGTGTCGTATCGGTCTGGTCCAGTTGCAACACCTGATCCATACTTTGCAACCGCATAAGGAGATGCAGGGATACAAACAAACTCGAAAGTGTGCTTCTTCCAGTTCAGGCTCTCTCGACATCCGATCGCCAACAACTGAGGATCATCATAAATAAAGGCAGCATCAGCATTGACAACCGAAATTAGATCACCCATACCTGCATCGAGAATGGCTGTACTCAATGTGGGGTTTGCAACTACAGCAGGATTCGCACGATCGATAACGAGTTTAGGATAACGGTCCTCATCAACAGTTCCGATAGACAGCAACCAATTTGATACTCCTACAAGTTGCTCATCTCGTTTTGTGTTGACCGGAAATTCCCTCTTGCGCCTACCGACGCCACCCTCACCAGTCGTAACATTAAAGGGAGGTTCCTGAATCGAAAGTGGTCCTTCTTCCTCTGTAGCCCGCTCTGATCCACCTTCTCTGCGCTGAGCAAAAACGTCATTATAAATTGTGCTGCTATCACTGACTGGCTCAAACGGTTGGGTGAGTTCATGGGCTGAATAGTCAACAGTGAAGGCTGGCGTCTGAGCGTATAGAGATGTCCTGGTGCGATAACCATTGGACAGTGAGCCAGGAGGATCAAAAATCATTCCACCATCTGTGGCCTCAATCTCAAGGATCTGATTTTGGTAATAATCTTCGTACTGCAATCCCATCGTCATGGTGTCGTCCAGGTTACCAATGCTTTCAAATGGAATGCCTGCAACATCGGCTAATCTTTCGAACCTGCGTCCTGCTGCCTCTCCTGCATAACCAGCAGCAGCCGTGGAGGAATCAGCAATAGCCGGAATGTTTGCGAGATTTTCCCAGACGATCAAATGCCCGAGTGCCAGCATGTCTTCGCCAGTCAGTCGGTCGTAGTAAACAGTGATGTTTAAAGCATCACGAAGTGTGTAGGTGCTGCGAGTTCCGGAGATTACCGAAGTTCCATCGACATAAACTGTGTAATTAACATCCGCACCATTAACGGTTAGTTGTAGCCGTACGTGATGCATTAACCCATCAGTGATCGCAGACAGTGCAGCAGAGTTTGCAAGATTCACGACAGTCGGACTTTCGCCAAGAGTGTCGAGTGTCAAAACAAGGCTAATATCGTCATTGACTCCATCCGGCCGAAACTCCAACTTCCATTGGTCGAAGGTTCCTGCTGTAGTACCCAGCACACCGAAATCAAGGTTCCACAAACTCATATTTGTTCCGCTAGCAATTTCGGTATCTGTGCGGTACACGAATTCCAATGCGAGAGAATCAGGCAAACTGTCGGAACCCTTGCAGTAACCCTGCATATATCCGATGCCAGCAGTTGTGTTGGTGTCGTTGATCCTCAATGTATTTGGCAGGTAGTCAGCAAGAATTCCATTTCCGAACGAAGAAACCACCCTGTTGGTGTAGATTTCGTAGAAACTGGAATACGGCCAGGTTCCCTTTGCGGGTCGTCCCTTCACTGACGCAGAACCATCCGACAGTGGCCAGTAAATAATTGGAGTGGTCGAAAGATAGTAATCTTTCAGCCCGCTAAAGACAGGCTGATCAGACTGGCTGTCTCTAGCTAATCTTCCTGCTGCCTCTAATGTCACATAAGCATCGTTGCCCGAGGTATCCCACTTCGGAGGCCAGGCGGAAACTTCCAAAGTGGCACGAGTGCTGATTAGTGGAGAGCTCGTTGTGAAAGCAGAAGCACTAGAACCTTCCTCGACCATCACACCATCTATGTAGCAAATCTGGCCTGCTGTAGTTCCGGACGCAGATTCCACACCAACAGTGTGTTGAACACCAAATGCCAGTCCACCGGCAACAAAGGTGTGGGTAATCCGAGTCCAAGCATCCTTGGTGGTCATGTAACTACTTGATGTCAGGAATCCTAAAGTAGCCCTGACATCCGGATTTCCAGCAGGAACATAGGCATAGAAAGAGAGAGTATAAGTACGACCATCCACCAGGTCTACAGGAACAGTTCCGATGAAGGATGTACCGGAAAAGGTGGGCCAAGTAACCAGCGCAGATTTAGTCCCCTGCCATGCCTGAACCGCAGACTGGGCAACAGAACCTCCGCCGTAGCCGAATGCATATGCTTGCCAACCGGATACGTTGGTTTCAAAGGTCGAGTTGGTGACGAAGTTTCCTACAGCATCAGAATATTTGATCCTAGTACGGATCGGAGTGTTACGCCCAATCTTCCCGTACAACGCTCCATTTGGATTCTTAGGGCTGTACTTTCCATTCCGGTTGTTCAGAGTGAGTGTCATCTGTGTTGGTGCGGTCTGTGAAGACTCACCACTCTTACCCCACACAATGTCGATATCACTCCGCTGCTGAACATCTGAGGTTATGTTTTGCCAGCGACCGTCAATGAATAACTCGTTCCTGATGTCGAGTGGAGTAGTAGGAAAAGTCATAACCGATCCTCAACACAGAAGTAGATGACAGCCACCAGCACAAGCAAGACGACTACAGAGAGAATATCCAGAAACCTGAGAATCATGGCCCCATCACAATCTGAACGTTGCCGCCCTCAATCTTGATTTGCTTACGCAGCCATTCCATGATTGCTCGACCGATGGGATCTGCACTAAGACTGCCAAAGTTGATAACGACTGGTTGGTTTCCTCGACCCGACAGCATTTGCTGAGTATTGCTGGCAGGATTAATCCGAGTTCCAGTTGGGAGTTGTGCCAACTCTGGGCCGTTCTCACCTACTAACGTCAGGTTGCTACGTGGTCCGCCCTCTGCTCCGTGTGTTATGCCACCAGCAGCCTTACCACCAAGAATCGCGCCGAGAGGGCTAACAGTACTTATGACATTTCTGACGTTGAAAGTTGCTGTAAAGACTCTGTTGGCCCAACTTCTGCCAGCAGCTGCCGCATCACTTAGCGCTTGGTAGACACCAGTAAGACTCGCACTCAGCCCAGCAGTAAATTTCCGCTTTGCCCAAGCAGCACCACGAGCGATCGATTGCGCAATTGCCCGAATCACTCCGCCATACTCACCATTAAGCGCAGCAGTCCATTTAGTGCGCGCCCAACCTCTCGCTGATGCGTACGCGGATTGCAGAGGTCGAGTAAACCCGCTGATGTTTGCAACAATCTGCGCAACATGCTTACCAGTGAAGAGACCCTTGATCCCTCCCCACACAGACTTAACCATTTTCAGTTGTCCAGTGACGCCCTGGATCGCAAGAGCGAAAAGCACCATCCCACCTGTGCTTGCCTTGAGCAATGGGGCAAGCGGCCTCAGTTCTCCAGCAAGATCGTTCATTGCCGCAACGAGGTCAAGAAGGTTCACAGTCAGAGAAAAGGCAGCACCAATCAAACCAACGAAAACGTCTGGATTCTCGTTGACCGAATTGGCAACCTTAGTGATGCTACCAGCAACTTTCTCGAACCAACCAGGGAGACGATCACCAATCTTCGTCAGAATAGTATTGAACGCACCAGTGATTGGTCCGATCGTCGGTTCAAGTTTCAGCAGTGCATCGCTCACCCTGCCCGAAAATGTACTAATAGTGCCGGACAAACTGACGAATGCTAATTCCAGAGCAGGAGTGAATCCCTCAAATGTGAGTCGTGCCTTGCCGGCAATAGTTCGCCAGGCATCTTCGAATGGTGCTGAGATGACTGACATTCGAGCCTTGAAATAACTACCCAACTCGGAGAACTGTTTCTTGACATTCTCGTTCTGAAGTGCAAAGGCCAGACCAATACCGGCCAGACCTCCACCAAATGCGAGGACAAATAGACCAGCAGCTGCCGCACCAACCAATGGCATACCTACAGCCACGCCTGCCATAACAGCAGCAGTGATTGCCCCACCAATAATGGGATTGGTACTCGTTGCAGTACCAAATGCGCGCGAGAAGATTCCAGTGGCATTTTCCGCAATGTGCCCGAACACAGTAGTTGCGGTGCGAGTGAAAGAACCACTCAGACCCCTGGAAAAACTTCGGCCCGAGTCTTCTCCAACCTTGCCCCACTTTCGGGTAACGTTGCGCCCGATTCCATCAATGTTTGTTTGGTCTTTACTAGTTACAACAATCTCAACTTCGTTCGCCACTGGAACTCTCCTCCCTTCCACCCATCGACTCAATCTTGATAAGCCTCAACAAATACGCATCCTCGGCGTAGATTTCACTCGGCAATTTGTGGAACCGATCACACAAACCAAGGATTGTTTCTGCTTCGATTAACTCGCCTGGCCTTCCGACCACGTTTCCATCGGAATCAATCCCTCCTGGAACTGCTCTCCACCGGGCGAGTTCTGCCGCAAAGGGGCATCCACCCCAATCATCGCCAACTTCCAAGTAGCGATAATTTCCTGAACAAAGTCAAAGTCCTGCGTAAGCAGACCATCAACTGTCGTCGGAACGGGATTACCCTTCTCGTCTTCTACATTCCAAGAGGTCAGAACATCGGAGAAGTACTGCATCATTTCCAGCCCCTTCTCTTTGCTGCCTCGGTCTGCCTCAAATGCGGCAGCTTCCATATCGAGGAACACACCAAGGGGCATCGACTTGGCCCGAACTTCTAGACCATCAAATTCCTCATCTCGAAAGACCAATTTATACGTCTTTGTCTGCCTGCGATATCCCATCTCAGTTCTCCTTTAAGACCAGGTGGGCACAGCGCCATCAGAAAGGACTCCCGGTGCCTTCCAAGTCAGAGCACCATCGGTATTTCTGCTAAGTGCGTAATCAGTGAAGATGCACTCGTTGGCAAGCGTCTGGCCAGAAACTGTCAGAGTGACAGTGCGGGCAACAGAAGTAGACGGAACTGTCTTGAATACAGCGTGCGAGAAGTCTGCCGCATCGTTATAGACACCATTGAGGTCAATCGAGAAGTCTGCCAGCAGCAGAATCCTTTCGATCGCACTCTTATCCACGCCGGTAACATCCTGCACACCACGCGGCGTAGCAAATTCGAAGTTTGTTACATCGTTCTTAATTGCCTTCACTGCACCCGCTGAGTCATCAACACTCAACGTAGTCCAGCCGAGACCACTTTCCTTAGCCATTGTCCTTTTCCTTTACTTGCCTGTAGTTATCACTGCCACCAGCGGCTGTACGCCTGGTCTCTGTGGAGGCCCTAGAACCCTGCCTGGCTGGCCCCAGGATCGATCTGGAGAGCCCTAGAGGCTGTCCTGGTACCTCAGGACTCAGGACCATCCAGAACGTCCTAGCCCTTCTGTAGCTCCGTAGCCAATTTGTCCTGGTGGTTTTGGAAGTCATCGACCCAATCCTCTGACTTCGTGTGCTTCCGAAGAGAACCAGTTGGATTTCCTCGCCAATCTCCATCACGCACTACATAAAGTGCCGGACGCTCCAACGGAACATGATGCTGAGAGAAGCATTTTTGCCCTGGCTCGAAGACAAATACCGTCATCCCTGGTGCTCGGTTTCTATCTTCGGTATATCTCCGGCCAGATCGATTTCTAATGTGATATGCCTGCATCTGACCTAGTGTGGAACTCTCATCGATAACAGATTTCCAACCCTCACGGTAATGCTTGCAATCCACTTCCTCACAAGTAGCGATACGAAAGTGAGTCGCTAAGGGAGCAGAAACCTGGTACGTCTTCATTGCCTCAACCGGAAGTTTAGGTTGCAGCCTTATTGGTTGTCTCATCAGAACACCACTCCTGCGTTCTCGTTCTTCACCAGGACCACGGCAAATACCGCATTAGTAAAAGTGCCAGTAGTGATGGCACGTACGTAGCGACGAATAGTTGCAGTGTTCGCGATCGCCAGTCGCTCAGTTGTAATTCCGGTAGCGGCAGTGAAAGTAAGTCCAGTCACGTCAGCCCAAGCAGCGTCATCAGCAGAGTCTTGGATTTTCACAGTTACCGAAGTTCCGGAAAATGCAAAGACCTGCAAGTACGCCTGCCCTCCAAATGAAGCAGAGGCAGCAGTATCGATACTCGCACCGTTTGTTGCTGATCCATCGGTTCTCTTACCCGCAGTTAGAAGTCTTCCCCACTCCAAACCATAAGAATTAGCTAATGCCTGCACCTTGAACCCAAACGAACCATCATTATTCCGACTGCCGTTGTAGTCGATTTGCTTGGAAATCATGCAAGCAGCCGGATTGCCCAACGTAGTTCCTCGGCAATATGTAACCATCACATCGGTATACGGAAGCAACGAGAGACGATCATGAGACATGTTGTTAGCTGGGTTGAAATAGGTGTTGTACTCAATCCGACCACCACGCAACAGTCCAATTCGCTCTTGTGCAGACTTATCGATACCCGGAACTTCCTGGACTGCTGGCCCACCCCCGATGTCTCCCAGAGAAGCAATGTCCCCAGAGAGGTCATAACCACCAACATAGAGATTGTCGCCAAGACCTGATTGCTTAGCCATAATTCCTCCTTACGCAACCTGTGGCCAAGCATCATTAACGACTACAGGAGCGCTGATAGTGAACACTCGCATTAACTTTCCATCTACATTTATGTAGCCGGCTTGACCTTGCAGCGGCGTACCTGTAATACCTAGCAAGTCGATATAGGCGACCGTTCCACCAAGTTCAAAGTCACCCGAGTAGGCAGTGAATAACTTGTCTACAGCGGCGATCAGGAGTGGATCAATGGAGTCCTGCGGTTCTCGCATCATGTTCTGATATAACCGAATATTGAATTCAAGCCTTGCTGTAGTCGAGGCTAAGCCGGATCTACGTGCAGGACTAATGGCGTCTAACCATATGGCAGCCGTTAGACCGTTATCAGGCGAGTTCTTAGGCTCATGCTGATTAACTCGCTCAAAAACACCTAGGGACATCGCATGAGAGACGAAGCCATTAATAATCGCCTCGGCATCGATACTCATTAGTAATTCATCCGTCCTAGATAGTGGGGCAGAACTCGCTGTGCAATAGCCCCAGCCTTTCGGTCTAGATTCTGCGTAACTTTGCGGAAAGTCGCATAGCCTTTGAATCGAGTTGTCTTGTTACGGGAACCGATACCCTCTAGCCAGGGACCGTAGATAACGTCATTGTCATTGACTAAGTTGCTGTCGGCTTGTCTATCAGTGCGAATTTGGCTTTCGTAATAACCTGTTGGATGCTTAAGGACTGCGCCTAGTCGTAAATGAATATCGTTAACCGCTTGCTGAGCGATTTCATCTTCCGCCTTGTCCATGAAGTCGTCCAAGGCTCTCTTGGCCTCTCCATTGAACAACGGACCTTTACGATTGATCGGCATTTTCTACCAGACCAATTAGCCGTTCGATACCCTCTGCTACCACAGCGAGAGTCTTACTCATATCGGCTAAGCTTTCGTTGAGTTGCGTGTAGGAGTTCTCCAACTTGGTTACTCTAGTAACCAAGCGTTCTAGTTGCCGTTCAATCTCTACAGCCTGATAACCAGCCACATGAAAATTCATTAGACCGCCCTCGCTCTAATCTTCCGGCCGTACCGTGTGTAGACCAGATTCCTAAGATCCGCTAATCCCTTACCAGACGCTTCTCTTTGTGCTTCTCCACTGCCTACAACTCTTGCGTAGGCAGAACCTTCTTGCTGTAGGGCTGTAAGGGCCTCAGCGATAGCCAGTTGCTTGATAAGTACTGGCACCTTGTGCTTAGTAATCGCTGTGGTGTCACTGTGGGCCGCTGCTGTAGTTCCTAGAGCTCCACGAGTAACTGTGAGGCTTCTGGGAGCAAAAATAGTGCTACCCGCATGGCTTGCTAAGACTGAACCATCCCAAGCTCGCTTGACGATAAGGTTGTTAGATGCAATGTCCACAATTAGCATCCGCTCAGCATCAAGAAGGATTACTTCTCCGATGTTGTAAGCAGACCCATTAGTTACAGCAACTGTGACGTCAGCATTAGAAATAGTCAGGGGAGTCTGTAACGTCTGCCCTGTAGTCAGCATTGATTTAGCAGTGACAATCATCCGCTCACTATCAACCTTGATGATTTGTCCTACTCCTACAGCGGCAGAGTTAGTTACATCTACGCCAGTCTCTGAACTATCTAGTGCCTCGGCTAATAGTCCAGCTGGTTCAGAATCAGCAGCACAGCCACAGTAGACACCAGTGATAGCAATGGACCTTTGGTGTGTGTCTCCACCATCAAAAGCAGCGGACGATCCTAAATCTAAGTCGACATGTGTAAACGGCGGACCACTATTAGCCGGCTCTAGGAAATAGTCCGTAGCGCTAATAGAAGTTCCGCTAGTAGTAAGAGACGAGACACTAACTAACTCATTCTGATCTAACCATAGACGGCCAGTCGACGCGTGCTGGTCATTAGGCCAGTCGAAATAGCGGACGCCAGTCCACGGATAGAACACTCTATGAGTCAGCCCGAAAATAGCCTCAGTGGCAGACTCAATCGCGCGGTCAATCTGCACATTATTACGTGCAGT